GACTGGCCAGTTGGTGCATGACGATGATTTGAATTTGCACAATCGCATTTCGCTGGTTTCAACAGCGCGGCAGAACGGAAAGACCGTTGCCCTGATGACGTTGGTGGGTTGGTGGCTCACAAAAATGCCGATCATTAGAGGCAAAAAACAATTGGTGTTATCTGTCAGTCACAGGCTTGATTTGGGTGTGATGCTGTTTGATGAATTGGCCCCAATCCTTGAAGCCAAATTTGGTGCAAAGGTTTCGCACTCTTATGGGCGTAACAGCGTCACCATGCCTGATGGATCGCGTTGGTTTGTGCGCGCTGCTGGGCCGTCCGTTGGTCACGGCACTAGCCCAAACCTGATTGTGGCTGATGAGATTTGGGACATTTCCAGCGAAGCAATTGACGGTGGTTTGTTGCCTGCAATGCGCGCCCAGAAATCGCCTTTGCTGTCCTGCTGGTCAACAGCGGGCACAGAAAATTCACGCGCCTTCCTCAAATGGCGGGAACAGGCTTTGCGAATGATTGACCAAAAGAAAACAGGCAACCTGTATTTTGCGGAATGGTCACCACCACCAGACCTAGACCCAATGAACCCTGCCGCATGGGCATGGGGAAACCCCGCGCTAGGGCACACATTGGCAATGGAAACCATCACCGCGGAAAGCGAAAACCCTGACCGCACACAATTCCTTCGCGCATCATGCAACCTGTGGGTGGCATCAGATCAAGGTTGGCTAACCCCAGGGCTATGGCAATCATTGCAATTTGATGGGCCGATCCCTGACGGTGGCACCGTAGCCATAGAAAACAGCGTTGATGAAACACGGTATTTTGGTTTGCGCGCCGTGGCTTTACCAGACGGACGCACCGCGGTGACTGTTGAATTTATGGTGGACAGATACGCCCAGGTCATGGAACACGTTGAACGATTGAACCAAAACCCTGCAATCAAATTTGCAATTACCCCATCAATTGATTTGCATTGGCCGTTGCATTTAGAACGCAAACGGGTGGTGGTTGGCTATGGCGAAATTTTGAAATGGACTGATCCTGTGCGTCAAATGATCCGCCAAAAATTGTTGGTGCACACAGGTGAAACTATGTTGGCTGAACATATCCAGCGCGCGGTCGCGGTCAGGTCGCAGGGATCCATAGCGCTTTCATCACAGCGTTCAAGTGGGCCTATCGAATTAGCGCGCCTAGCGGTGTTTGCATCAGCGTTGACTAGCAAACCAAAAACTGGTGGCAAACCCATGATGGTTGTTTCAAATGGCTAATATGAAAACGGCACCAGGCTGGCCTTCGCCTTCTGTCGGGTTTCGCATAGCCTGGTGTCACCATCATTCTACCCATGTAGGTGAACCAGCGGTGGCAGGCGGATTTTCCCCAGGCTATTCATCATCGAATGTTGGCGTGAACATGATCGGCCAGTACTACACCTATCGCGAAGGTGAACAGCGCAATTTGGCAATGTCTGTTCCAACTATCAACCGCGCAATGGATCTTTTCAAATCGGTAATTGGATCAATGCCATTGAAAATGTACAACGAAATGTGGAACGGCGATGAAATGGAAAAGGTGTACATCGCACCACGTTCATGGTTACGCCGTCCAGATCCATCAGTCAGTTTTCAATTTCTCATGGCCTGGACGCTGGACGATTTAGTCGCATACGGCAGAGCCTTTTGGTATTGCACTAGCAGGACGGCTGATGGCTATCCTGCGTCATTTACACGTTTACCAGCAGGATCAATTACAACAACAGATCAGGCTGGCCCTGTTTGGTTTGCACCATCAACACAAGTTTATTTTCAGGGCGGAGAAATTGACCCAGCAAACCTTGTTCAATTTTTGTCACCAGCACAAGGCCTAATTTATTCTGCACCAGGCGCAATTGATACGGCGTTGAAACTTGAAGCAGCGCGAAACCGTAACGCATCATCATCAATTCCTGCTGGCATTTTGCGCCAGACAGAAAACAGCGAACCACTAAGCGCACAAGAACTTTCAGATCTTGCTGCACAATTCAATGCAGCGCGCGCGACAAATCAAACGGCCGCATTGAACCAGTATTTGACCTATACGGAAACAAATGCAACACCTGACAAAATGCTGTTGATTGAAGCCAGCCAATATCAATCATTGGAAATGGCGCGAATTGCAAACGTACCGCCATACCTTGTGGGCGTTGCTACGGGCGCGTACTCATATCAATCATCACAGCAGGCCCGCGCTGATCTTTATTTGTTCGGTGTCAAGTTGTATGCAGATGCCATTGCTGGCGCGCTGTCAATGGATAATGTTTTACCGCGCGGAACATATGTCGAATTTGATGCTGATGAATACCTAGAGGAAAACTTTATGGCAGACAAAATGGACGATACCGAAACCGTTATTGAGGAAAACACACAAGAGGAGTTAGCAAACCGATGATCAAACTAATTGCAGGCGATTTCACGCTAGACGCAGCGCAAGGCGAACAGCCACGCCGTTCAATTTCTGGAACCGCGGTTCCCTATAACGTTCCTGCCCGCGTAAGCGATGGAACAGAGGTTATTTTCCGCCCAGGATCCCTGCCTGTTGAAGGCAAGGCCCCGCGCCTGTTCATGTACCACGATGCCTCAATGCCAGTTGGCGTGGTCACAGAACGCGTGGACACCGAACAAGGAATGATGTTCACAGCAAAAATCAGCGCCACCACATTGGGCAATGACGCGCTAGTAATGGCAGCAGACGGCACCATTGACCAGGTCAGCGTTGGCGTGAACCCAACAAAGTTTTCCTATGATGAAGCAGGAACCATGATTATCGAAGCAGCCGAATGGCAGGAACTAAGCCTGGTTCCAATCGGCGCGTTTGGTGATATGGCTAACATCTCACAAGTGGCTGCAAGTATCCACCATGAGCCAGAGGAAATCAGCAATACTGAAACACAGGAACCGATTGAAAAGGAAACAGAAATGTCCGAACCAGTAGCACCAGCAGTTGAAGCAACAATCCCAACAGCACCAATTTTTGCACAGGCAAAACGTGAATTTGCATTGCCAACAGCAGGCGAATACATGGCCGCGTACCACACGGGCGGTGACACTTTCGCAAACATCAACAAAGCAGTTGCTGAATACACCGCATCAAAGAAAACAGCATTGCAAGCAGCCGCTGGTGACGTACTCACCACCGATACCCCAGGTTTGCTACCTGTTCCAGTCTTAGGGCCATTGGTTCAAGACCTCAATTTCATTCGTCCAGTAGTCGAAGCATTGGGCGCACGCGCTTACCCAGACAACGGTCAGCAGAAAACCTTTGTTCGTCCAACGATTACCACGCACACCAGCGTTGCAGCACAGGCAAACGAACTTGCATCAGTATCTGCAACCACAATGGTTATTGCAAGCAATACAGTTTCTAAGACCACCCTCGCTGGGCAGGTCACGCTTTCGGCACAAGACATTTCGTTTACGTCACCCGAAGCAATGTCATTGATTTTGAATGACCTCATGGGCGAATACATGATTGCATCGGACAACTTTGCAGCAGACAACCTTTTGACCGCAGCAAACTCATCTGGCGTTTGGGACGGCACCGTGGCTGACCTGCTCAAGTCTGTTTATGACAGCGCTGTTGACATTTCGAATGGCCGTAACTTCACCCCAACACACATGTTTGTTTCACCAGACGTTTGGGGTCAGATGGGCCAGTTGGCAGACACCACAGGCCGCCCTGTGTTCCCATTCATCGGTGCTGGCCTCACGGGTCAAAACGCATTAGGTGGCGGAAACGCAACATCATGGAACGGAAACCCATTGGGTCTGCAATTGGTAGTGGACAGCAACTTCGCTGCAAAAACCATGATCATCACCCGCGTAGGTCAGGGATCAGGCGATGCCTTCGAATTCTATGAAAGTATCCGTGGATTGCAGAGCCTAGAGGCACCTGCAGTTTTGGGTCGCACCATGAGTTTCCACGGTTTCGTTTCAACCTTTGCAGCAATTGGTGGAATGATCCGCAAGATCACCCAGGCTTAGTAGAAAGGCGGCCTAACCGCCATGGCTACTTACACAGTCACCAACAAATATCTGGTTGACAATTACGCAGTCCTGCAATTACTCACCCCCAATGAAATTGCAGTCGGCCAGTCAATCACCGTGGCAGGTGTTGATGCAACGTTCAACGGTACCTATTCCGTTTACGCGTTGCCTCAATATCTGTTCATGGGTGTGGACACCGAAGGCGATTTGATATTTGACTATCAGATCCCAATTGAAAATCAGGTGTTGTTTGCAAAAACCGCTAGCGATGTTATTCGCACAGCGTCAACAGGCACCATTGCATATAACCCTGTTTGCACATGGATCACGGCGCAAAACATTGAGGATTGGTTAGGCATCGGCACCGCTACCGCAGCAGACACCACATTCCTCACGCAATGCGCCAGCGCTGCAAACGCTTTCTGTTATCGCAGACGGCAAGAGGCGGGCTACATCGATAGTTTGACTACCAGCCCGTCTGGTGACGTGACGCTGGGGACAATTCAATATGGTGGCGCGCTTTATAGGCAACGTGGAAGCATTGATGTTTTTGCATCATTTAGCGAAATGGGCACAGCACCAACCACAGGCTTGTCCCCAATCATCAAACAATTGCTAGGTATCTCACGCCCGCAGGTGGCCTAATGCCCGTTGCATACACAGACCTGTTCAATGAGGCGCTGGACGATCTAAAAACCAAATTGGAAACCATCACAGGTTTGCAAGTGGTAACAGATCCCAGAAACCTTGTGCCGCCATGCGCGTTTATTGGGGCCTGTTCATTCGAAGCATGGAACTACAACATTGTCAAAATCAGTTGGCCAGTACAGATCATTTCAATGGGGCCAGCAAACCTTGACGCAATGCGAAACCTGTTGAACCTCACCGCTGGCGTTTTGGCTGGCGTTGGATCTGTTACCGCAGGCCGCCCAACCACCGTTGACATTGGTGGCGTGATGTTGCCCTGTTATGAATTGACCGTGATGCAACAGGCACAAACAGCATGAAATATGTAATCATTTCCCCACGTCTAGGAACACCAGGTGATGAATTTGACGCTGGTGATGAAAACGTGGATCATTTGTTGGCTGGCGGGTTTATTAGACAATCCACCGACAAAGCACCAAAACCATCTAAAGTAAAAACCAAACCTAAGGAGTAGAAACCACATGGCAACCAGCACCCTATTGAGCAATCCAAAAGTGGCCATTGGCGCGGCCATCGGATCAATTGTTGATTTGACTGACCAGACCACCGCAGCAACTCTTACGCGCACAGTCGAAGCGCTAGAGGACACCGCATTTGGTACGGGATCACGCACCTACACGGGCGGATTGGAAAACAACGAATTGACCGTGACCATGTACATGTCCTATGCAGCAACAGAAACTTACGCATCATTGTCAGCGCTTGTGGGTACGAAATGCACCGTGAAAGTAAATCCTTCATACGGATCAGGTGACAGCGCGACCAACCCAGGTTTCATTTTGACTGACACCTATTTGGAAAGCCTGCCTGTGATCAACGCATCGCTGGGCGAACTCACAACCGTGGATCTCACGTTCCAGGGCGGTGTGTACAGCGTTGACGTAACAGCCTAAATTTCAATAAACCAAATCAGACGGAAGGATTGAAATGAAAATCAAACTACGCATCACCCTGAACGAAAACACCCCGCCGCGTGAGGTAACCACAAACCTGCTGGTGATCAGCGAATGGGAAAAATCAGAGAACCGCAAAGTGTCAGACGGCCGTGGTATCGGCGTGAATGACATGGTTTGCTGGGCGTTCCATCTGTACAAATTGGCGGGCGAAACTATGCCAGCCACATGGTCTGAATGGTTGAAACAAAACCCAGACATGGACATTGAAGCGGTGGACACAACAGACCCAAACCCTACGGACGCGGCACCTACCGCCGCCAACTAGCAGAGGTTTTGGTCGCGGTCGGTTGGTGGCCGCCTCACATCGAATTTGACACCCGTGATTTGCAGACAGTCGTTACTGTGTTGAATAAGCAAAACAAGGGAAAACGATGAGCGCTACCGCACAAATTGAGGTTTACGGATTGAAAGAGGCGC